TATGGATTTCCATTCGGTTTTTATTTTGCCCTGGAGCATGGCGTAAAACTGTCTTAATTTGTCCATGTGACGTAAAAAAGGAGGAGTTAAGACATGAGTCTTAAACGTGAAATGTTAGTTGAGGCAGGTATTGAGGACAAGGCTGTCATTGACAATATTATGCAAGCGTACGGTGCAGGTATTGAAAATGCCAAGTCACAAGCCAAATCGGAACTACAAGCCGAAAACGAAGCATTAAAACAACAGCTTGAGCAACAAAACCAAGCTATCAATGATCTACAGGCCAAAGAGGGAGCTAGCGCTGAAAGTAAACAACAGCTTGAAGAACTAAAAGCCCAATTTGACCAGTACAAGCTAGATAGTGAGGCAAATCTTGCTCAGGTAACTAAAACAAATGCTGTAGCCCTAGCCTTGAAAGATGTAGGAGCTTACAACTCAGAGGACTTGATGAAATTCATTGACCTAGACAAGATTGAGCTAGGAGAAGACGGCAAGCCTGTCTTAGAGGAAACCATCAACAGCCTTAAAGAGTCGAGCCCTTACCTTTTTCAAGCAGAGGACAAGCAACCTAACCCTAATATCTCTGTGCACGGAAATCCACCAGCAGAAACTGGATACGATCATCTAAGCGCAGAGGACAAAGCCCTATTTGCAGGCTTTGATAGCGTATAAAACCAAAAATAAAGAAAAGAGGAATATTACACATGGCAGTAAATTACGCAGCTAAATTCGATGAAAAAGTAGATGAGCGCTTTGCTAAAGAGGCTCTTTCAACTGGTATCATCAACCAAGATTTTGATTTCCTTGGAGTTGACACAGTCAAGGTTTACTCTATCCCTACGACAGGAATGAATGACTACAAGACATCTGGGCAAAACCGTTACGGTGACGCTGAGGAGCTTGGGAATACAGTTCAAACTATGACAATGAAGAAAGACCGATCTTTCACATTCACGATTGACAAGAAATCTGAGCAAGACACAAATGGCACCATGGAGGCAGGAAAAGCCCTTGCACGTCAGTTGTCAGAGGTCGTTATCCCTGAAGTTGATACTTACCGTTTTGCAACAATCGTAGCTGGTGCAGATACAGATCATATTGCTACTGGTTCAGTAACTAAAACAAATGCCTACGAGCTTGTGCTTGATGGTCAGGTTAAACTAACTGACGCTTTCGTTCCAACTGCTGGCCGTATCTTGCATGTATCTCCTAAATTCTACAAACTCATCAAACTTGACCCAACCTTTGTGAAAAACTCTGACCTTGGTCAAGAAATCACTATCAATGGTCAAGTAGGTATGATTGACGGCTTGCCAGTAGTCTTGACACCTACATCACGCCTGCCACAAAATGTAGAGTTTATTATTGCTCATCCTGTAGCTACTCCATCTCCTGTTAAATTGGAAGACTACAAGATCCACGATAACCCACCAGGAATTAATGGCAAACTCGTTGAGGGACGTATTCGTTACGACGCTTTCGTTCTTGACAACAAGAAGAAAGCTATCTATGTTCACAAATCAGCTTAGTGAAAGGGGATAAAAATGAACGATTCTAACATTGAAGAGACTTTGGTTGTATCTAAAGAAACTGAAGAGGAGCCAGAAGTAAAATATCCAAAAACATTGAAAAAAGATGGAGTAACGTTTACTCTATCTGACCCGATTATGATTTCAGCCTTTGAAAATCAAGGATACGAAGTGGAGGAATAAAATAAATGGCTAAATTTAAAGCTAAAACAAACTTTTTTATGGCAAAAACAGGGCAGCAGTTTGATGCAAATAATGCGTATGAAATGACAGTTGCTGAAGTGGATGAAATTAATAGACAGACACTTGCGGAATATGGAGACAACTGGCTAGAAGAAATCGAGCAAGTTGTCCCATCTCAAGAACCAACTTCAGATGTAATTCCAGGACTTTCTGAAAATCCAGATTATTTAATTTAAGGCGGTGAAGTCATGACCTACTTAACAAAAGATGAATTTAAGGACTTTGGTTTTGATGAGGTTGAGGAGTTTGAAAAGCTACTAAAGAGGGCAGAGATTGCTATCAACCTCTTTCTTAATAATTTCTACAGCTTTGTAGATTTTGAAAAAGAGATTAAGCACAGAAAGCAAGCTGTCAAACTGGCTACGGCTTTCCAGATAGCATATTTGGACGCTAGTGGGATCACTACGGCTGATGATAAGCAATCAGTCTCTACTGTGGTTCTAGGGCGTACTCATATCACCTACAAGAACTCCTCTAACCAGCCTTTAGAAAGTGCTAGGTATAACTTATCGCTTGACGCCTTGAATACTCTGAAATCGGCAGGATTTGGCTTTAGGGGGGTAGGTTATGACAGACATTGATAAACGGTTATTGATTGATACTGTAACAATTCAGAAAACCACAGGAGAAAAAGACGGATGGGGTAAAGAAGTATTTGAGAGCCCAGTGACCCTTAGAACTGTTAGGTTTGACAGACAGTATCAAGTGAAAGGCACGAAGAACAACCGTAAAGAGTCCAAGCCTAGCACGTTATTTGTGTACCCTAAATATTGTCCTATCGTCTTAGACAAGACCTTTGAAAATGCCATTATCAACGACGGAGAACGTGAGTACAGAGTGACCTCTGTGGTTCCTGTCAGTTATCCACACAAACAAAAAGTATTTTGCTATGAAGTGGAGTGTATCTGATGGGAGTAGGCGTATCTGTCAAGGTTGATTTAAAGGGCATTGAGAAAAAGGTATCCCCAACGGCATTAGCAAAAGGGAAGTTAGCAATATCTAGCCAAATGCTGACCGACATGAGTTCTTTTATCCCTCGTGATAGCGGAGATCTTAGTGGAAGTGGGCAGGCTACAAGAAATGGAGTTAAATATCCTGGACCTTATGCCAGAGCTCAATTCTACGGATCGAGCTATAACAAGAATAGGAGTTTTGTCTTTAAGAAGTACACGACTCCTGGAACAGGCAAGCGCTGGGACTTGAAAGCCTCAGCGTTATATCTTGATGATTGGAAGAAGACAGGCCTAAGAGCAATGGGAGTAAAAGCATGAATAACAATGATTTTTCAGAAGTCCTCAGAGATTTCATTAACACACTAAACCTCCCTCTGACTTGTAAGCTTGATTATTTGTCGGAGGGGGAGGATTTAGTCCTTTATCCTTTGCCAGGTGGGAAGATTTTAACAGAGTACATGAACGGTAAGCAGGACATTAGCCTTGTCTTTGAGGTGGCAATCAAAACGACTGATCACCAGAAGACAAGCTCTATCCTGTGGGCCATCAATCATGCTCTCGCTGATTTTAATCTGGATCTACCTAGCAAAAACAATTCATATCAATTCAGAGGCCTTGAAGTATCACAGCCATTCCTAAATGACCGTGATGAGCAAGGCTTTTATATTTACATGTTAGATGTAACGGCAAAATTAGAAACAAATGGAGGGAACTAAATGCCAAAAATGAAAAACGCCAAGCGCAAACACTTTCTTGCGCCATGGTTACCAACAGCACCAGCTACTGAGCCAGGTAATGACGCCTGGAAATGGCTTGCGGACGGAGTGAAAACCGCTGAGTCTGAAAACGACGAGGATACAGATGACATTGCATACTACAACGGCGACGGTACTAAAAAAACTGTAGTGACGTCTGTTAAGAGTGGTTATAGTTTTGAGGGCGATTACATCAAAGAGGATGAAGCTCAGGCAATTGTTGCAGCTATGCGCTTTAAAACTGGAGATGACCGTAATGTCTGGTTTAAAGTGGTAGACGCTGATGGCAAAACTCAATATGTCGGAGTCGCTACTGTCTCAGGTATCAAAATTGGAGGCGGAGATGCGTCTGAGTATGAGACCTTTGAGTGCACTATCAGCTGGAATGTAGCGCCTAAACAGTCTGCTGTAGTCGGTTGATGATTTGATCTAGGGGAGTGAACAGGCTCCCCTTTTTATTTTTGATTTTAAAAAATTAGTAGGAGAGAAAACAAATGGTAGTAATTAAGAAACGTGACAATGTCATCCCTGTTGATTTTGGAGAGTTCAGGCTTGAATTTGTAGCCAATGACAAAAACATCCACAAAATGGAGTCAGTTGGTAAAAAGCTCAAAAAAGACGGCGAAAAACTAGCCAACACAGAAGACAGTAAGGCCTTTGAAACTTTACAAGACTTGGTAAAAGGGTCATGGACAGAGCTGTTTGACCAAGACGCTTATAACAAGGTCTATGATTTCTCTAACGGCTCGACTGTCGATACTATGGCTTACTTGCTTGAGGCTATCACAGGGGTTATCTCAGAATGGGAGAAACGCAACAATACAGATGCCCTCAAAAAATATCTAGGTGACTGACATGCTGGACCTATCAAGGAAATTGACAGATGAGTTAGTCCTTGGTGATGATGTGTATCCAATGAATATCGCTTTTAACAAGGTCTTGAAAGTGGTGGAGCTGATCAATGATGATGACATCGACGAGCTTTACAAGCCTTTTCTGGCTATTCAAATCTTGACTGGTGTAGATTTTACTCAGGCTTTGACGCCTAAACAGGCTACAGCAATCTTTAAGATGATTTTTGAGGAGCATATCAGAATTATTCCAGCTAAAGATACAGCACCAGTACTGGACCTAGCAGGAAATCCAATCAAGAGCAAGATACGCTCCAGGAGCCAATCTGAGGGAGGAGATCGTCTCTTTAGCTTGAAGTATGACGCTGAGTATATTTACTCATCGTTTCTCCAGGCTTACGGAATTGACCTCATAGACGCTCAGAACAGCTTACATTGGAAGAAGTTCAACGCTTTACTCAATGGCCTGCCTAGTGATACTAAATTTGCTGAGGTGCTGAAGATACGCTCTTACAAGCCCCAAAAGGGCGACAGTAAGCAGTACAAGGAGAACATGAAGAAACTCAAAAAAGAGTATGCTCTACCTGATGAATTTGACTACTAATTTTAGAAAGGAGGTACACAATGGCAGATGGTTCAGTTACTATCAAGGTTGACATGGACGGCTCCAATGCTCAGGCTGGAGTGAATAAGCTCAAGTCTCTTTTTGGAGGCCTTGAAAGTGCAGGGCAAAAAGTAGGCTCAGTATTCAAGTCAGTCCTAGGAGCTAATTTGATTGGCTCAGCCCTTACTACAGGGATTGGTACTATTACTAGTGGTATCCGTGAAATGGCCTCTGAGCTAAACAGTTCACAGAAAGCCTGGAAAACATTTGAGGGCAACCTCCAAGCCTTTGGACGATCAGCTGAGGAAATCAAGGCAGCTAAGACCGAAATGCAGGACTTTGCAACCAAAACCATCTACTCAGCCTCTGATATGGCTAGTACTTACTCACAGCTTGACGCAGTTGGGACTAAAAATGTTGGTAGTCTAGTTAAGGCTTTTGGTGGACTTGCAGCCTCTGCTGAAAATCCAGCCCAAGCCATGAAATCATTGTCCACTCAGGCAACACAGATGGCAAGTAAGCCTAAAATTGCCTGGATGGATTTTAAGATTATGATGGAACAAGCTCCAGCTGGTATGGCTGCAGTCGCAAAAGAGATGGGAATGTCTACCGCTGAGCTTGTAAAAGCCGTCCAAGACGGAAAAGTCAAGACAGAGGACTTTTTTGACGCTATGAACCGTGCAGGAAACTCTGACGCTTTCCAAAAGATGGCTACAGAGTTCAAAACGGTTGACCAGGCTATAGACGGTGCCAAGGAAAGCCTCTCTAATAAGCTCATGCCAGCCTTTGAAAAGCTCAATAAGTTTGGTATCAAGGCAGTAAATGCTGTTTCAGACGCTTTGGACAAAATCAATTTTGACAGTATTGCTGAAAAGCTAGGTGCGTTTTTAGAAGGGATAGACATTGAGGGGTTTGTCACTAGAATCAGCTCATCAATCTCTAATGTTGTTTCCAAAATCAAAACGTTTTGGGAGGCATTCTCAAATACAGGAGCAGTTAGTGCTTTTGTCGAGGCTATTAAGAGTATTTCAGGAGCGATTGGTCATGTGTGGGATAGTTTGACAGCATCAGAAGTGTTGACAACCTTAGGAAGTGTACTAGGCAATATTGTCAAGTGGCTTTCTCAGGCTGCAACCGCAGTAGCTAACTTTGTTTCAGGCTTAGATCCAGGGACAATCCAAAGTGTAGCAACGGCGATTATTAGCATTGGTACAGCTTTGATAGGTATCAAGGCGGGAGTCAAGATTGCTCAGGCTCTAAAAACAGCCTTTGATTTTGGTAAGAATCTAGTTAGTTTAGTAAGTAACATTCTAGGATTGACAACAGCCCAACTTGCTAACGCTGGAGCAAGTGCCGCAATGAGCGCAGGGAATACAGCAGTTGGGACAACGGCATCCGCAAGTGCTGGCTCTGTTTTGAGATTGGCCGCTGCAGTTCTTATGATTGGCGCAGGGGTCTTGATGGCTGCCGCTGGTGTTTATGTCCTGGTACAGGCAGCTATACAACTTGCCTCAGCTGGAGCTGGTGCACAGGTTGCAATGCTTGCCATTGTAGCAGGTATTGCCTTGCTTGCTGTGGGAGCAGCTACATTAGGTCCAGCATTGACAGCAGGAGCTGTAGGTATTTTAGCTTTTGGAGCTTCCGTTGCTCTTATTGGTGCTGGTATTGCAGTTGCTGCTCTTGGGATTTCTGTACTTGTTACAGCTATCTCTAACGGAATGACTCAGATCATTAACGCCATATCTGCAAATGCACCACAAATTGTAACAATTATCCAGGCTATTGCTGATGGTATCAGTACAGCTATGAGTGGTATTGCTGGCATTATTGCTTCTATTGGAGGAGTGATCTCTACAGCTTTGCAAGGCATTGCTAAT